CACTTCTTCATTAGATGCCTTTTAATTTAGGATTAATGATATTGTCTTTTGCTCTTGGACGTGATTGTCTTTGTTTAGCTGAATAAGAATTATGTTTGTTGAACAAGCATTGTTTAAGCTGTTCAGCAAGGTATCGTTTAAAATCTTTGCTATCCATAAGGCACTCCTATTTGTTAAATGCCTTCTTAATTTACTTCTTAAAAAAGTCTGACCAAAATTTCAAGATTTCTTTTTGGCTATTCTTTACATCATCTTGCCAATCTTTAAAAAACTTTGTCCAGTAATCTTTTACTGCTTTGTAATCCATTCCCATTCGCTTTCGTTGTAAGGTATCATACTGCACATATAATTATTTTATTGTGCGTTGCAATAGTTATTCTGTAGGGAACTGAATATTATTTACATCTTCTGCTGTCATTTCATCTGTAACAGTTGAAGGTAAATCTCTTAATGCTTGTCTGTATGTTTTAAATGAAGCAGATAAAGTTGTTCCTTTTTCTTTTGCTTTTACAACTTTCCAATCATCTTGTGCAAGTAATCTATCTCTTTTTGATCTTAGTTCTGCTACTGCTCTATCTTTAGCACCATTATTCCAAGCTGTTTCATCAGCTTGTCTTTGTGCTATTTCTTCAGCACTTAATTCAATTATTTCACCATTAACTATCTTGTGTGGCATTTTTTTTATATCTCCTAAATAATTTAGTTACTTTTTGTTCTCTACCATTTTTTCTCCAAATATTCAAAGCCTTAATATATGAAGAATTTTTATTAATGTATTTATTAAATCTATCTAAATATTTGTCTATAGTTATATTATTACTAATTAAATAACCTTCAATCATATTGCAATAATTACATAATATACCTCTAATATCATTATTAATGTGATTATGGTCTAAAGATAATGGTTTTTTAAAAATTTTTTTATGTTCTTTATTAGTCATATCACATATCTCACAAGAATAATTAGCAAGATTCATTAATTTTTTATATTCATGTATTTGAATATTGTAATTAACTTTTAACTTATAAAATCTATTATATTTTTTTATACGATTTTGTTTTTTTGTATTATTTTTATTATTTTTATACCAAGCCTTATGATATTCTTTTCTAAATTCATCATAAGAATTAAAATCATCAGGATTTAGTTTAACTTTGTTTTTTTTCTTTTGTGAAATAGGCATTAATTAAGTCCAAAACAAAGTATCTTACCATCATCTATGTTTCCGCTAGACATTTGAAATTTTATATTTGTCAGTGCAGACGTAGTGTTGGCATATCCAGCAATATAATGATTAAATGTATAATTTGCATCATGGTAAAAATTAAAATTTGATACCCAATGCTTTACATAAGTTGTGCTTGAAGGATTAAATAATGTCATTGTTCCAACTACTGAAGCATCATTATCATTTGATAATGCTGAACATATATTTTGAAAAGCAGTTGATTGTGCTAAATCCTGTGTTGTATAATAAGCAAGTCCTGTAGAGGTATCTGCTTCATCATGGAATGTTCTAAAATAAGTAGAAGTTTTTGTAACATTGTAATTAGAACCAGAATCTGTACTAAAGTTAAATTCAAAAGAAACATCATTAGTTTGTGGGTGCATATTCACAAAGAAAAACTTGTACTCTTTTAAATCCCCCAATGTAAACTCTATGCTAGAACTAGCACTAGCCGTAGCAGATGAGATGAATACCATATCACCTAATGATGCACTTCCTTCAAATGAAGTTAAATTGTCTAAAGAATTATTATTTAATTTAATCAAACTCATGCGGATATCCCATATAGCTTGATAGTACCAGCGTCTATGTTGCCTGAATCCATAACGAATTTAATGGCATTTACGCTACTAGTTGTATTCATATAACCAGCTACAAAATAATTTTGTGAAAAATCATTATTTGTATAATTTTGAGAAGTTGCAATAAAATGCTTTACATAAGTCGTTGAACTTGGTGAAAATAAATACATAGTTGCACACATTGATTGGTCATTATCTATTCCAAATGAAGCACCTAATCTTTGGTCTGCTGTACTTTGTGCTAAATCAAAAGATGTATTATATGCTAATTGAGTAGATGTATCAGATTCATTATGGTCAGTTACAAAAGCAGTACTTGTTTTTGTAACATTGTAATTAGAACCACCATCTGTACTACCATTAATAAACAATTTGCTATTATCTGTACTTGCATGACAGTTGATTAACTCAAACTGATAAATATCATACGTACTATCAATCCCACTTGTAAACTCTATTGAACTAGAGGCTGATGCTGTGGCAGTAGATAATAGAACAGGTTTGCCAGTAGGTACGGCACTTGGAAATGCAGTAACATTAGATAGTGCGTTGTTTCCATGCTTAATAAGTGCCATTAGCTAACTCCATACATTTTGATTATGCCGTCATCAATGTTGCCTGAACTCATTTTAAAATCAATTGCATTAATTGGTGATGTAGTATTTCCATACCCAGCAACATAATAAACCTGTGTAAGGTCAGCATAATGATAAACATTTAAGTTAGATATAAAGTGCTTAACGAATGTGTCTGAACTAGGATTGAAAATTTGTAATGTTCCAGCAACAGTTTGGTCATTATCTGTTCCTAATCCATGTGCTATTTGTTGATATGCAGTAGATTGTGCTAAATCTCTACCGCTATTATAATTTAAACTTGCTGATGTATCTGCTTCATTATGATTAGCATTAACATAAGTTGTGGTTTTAGTTACATTGTAATTAGAACCGCCATCTGTACTGAAGTTTACTTGAAATTCAACATTGTCAGTTCCAGAATGAATATCTATAAATTTAAAAATATAGCTAGAATATGTACTATCTATTCCTGATGTAAATTCTATTGATGCACTAGCACTTGCGGTTTGAGTAGATAGTAAGGTTAATGCACCAGCAGAAAATGGTAATGTGCTTATTGCAGAAAGTGAGTTGTTGGAAATTTTGGTCAAAGACATAGGATTAAACTCCTATCAATGCTTTGATTTCTTCTTCTGTTAAACCTAAATCAATTAGTTTTTGTTTAGCTGTTGCTTTTTTAGTTTCTTTATCTGCGTCTGCTTGTTGTAGTTCTGCAATCTTTGCATTAACTTCAGATTCAGTTGGCATAGTTGCTGTGTTGTCATTTAAGATTAAATTTTCATAAGACATTCTTTTTTCTCCTGTCCAATCTTTTCTCCAACTATACCATTGAGGTTTATCAATATTAAAAGTTGCAAGTGCTTCTTGTAAATAATCTCTCATTATTGGCTATCTCCTAATCTTATAAAATCTATCCAAGTTCTGTTACTAGAAGTATTACCTCTTATTGTTCCACCTAATGAAAAAGAATTACAAGTGTACTTTATTTTTACATTAGATGTATCGGTAACATTAACATAAGAACCAACAACTATTGAACTACTACCATCTCCAGTTTGTGAATATTGTGAACTGTAACTATTGTTTACATAAGTAGAATTATTTTGTGTTACTTCTAATACTATCTCAGGAGCATAACCACCACCTGTTGCTGCAACTTGTGCAGTAAGTTTTACTGAATAAAGACCAGTAGAAGGAAAAGTAAAAATACCAGAACTTTCTGACATACCTGTTCCTATTTTTGCAAATGCAGCGTTATCATTTCTTTCCCAATTCACCATTGGATTTGAATCAGATGTAATATTTGTAGTTAATCTCCATTGGTCTGCTTCTGTAATTCCACCAGCAGGTACTTCCGCAAAAGTATTATCTCCTCTTAAAAAAGTTGTAGCATCTTTAGTTCCTGTTGCAGAGAGTTTAGCAAGAGATACTGTTCCATCAGCAGGAGTAAATGCTACCCCTGTTCCATAATGAAAGATAAAATCATTTGTAGAAGTTGCTGGAATGGCGACACCGAAATCTATTGTGCTTGAAGATACTGAAAAGTTACCAGCCTGAACAACACCATCAATAGATACTTGTAATGAGTTAGCAGAATTAGGTGTAAAGTTTACGCTGTTCTTTTGTAATGTGTAAGATGAACTTCCGTCAAACGTAATCGTATCCAGTTTTTCAATGTTTGATATTTTATCTAATCCTCTACCTATGTAACTCATTTATTAACTCTTTGGGTTATCTGTTTTAATTTGTTGTACTTTGTTTTGCCATGCTTCTAAACCATTTTCTGTAATGTATTCTATTTGCTGTGCAATCGTTCCATATTCTTGTAATCTTTTTTGTATCACTTGTTGATTGGCTTCAAAAGTGTTTGCCGCATCTTCATAAGAATTAAGTTGTTCCATAGTAGGTTTGGCAATATCTAAATTCCATTCTTTGATATACGCACCTTGACCATTACTATCATCTTGTAACAATACATCATTTCTAAAATCTATTTCAGTAACTCCTTGTGATTTTGCGTATTCTTTTATTTTGTTTGATAATTTTGCCATAGTTTTCCTTATTCTATAATTTTATATGCTCCAAAAGTTGATGTAAATGGTGCTGAAGAATAAACACTTGGTGTTCCACTTACACTGTCAATTAATCCATAAACCTCTATATAATCAGTTGAACCATTAAACTCTATAACTTCTCCACCAAAAATTGTATGAAATTTAATTGGATTAGTTTTAAATTCATTGAGTACAGTGTATTGGTCGCTTCCATTTTTTCGTATTCTTAATTCTGACCTATCTAATGTGCTATTGCCACTTCCATATAATGTTAAAGATGAATAACAATAATATTTACCAGCAGAAGTTGGAGTAAAACGATAGTTTGTTGAGTTGTCATAACAACCATCAGTATCAAAAACTTCTGTATCAAAATTAACTTTAAATAAAACATTATCAGTAACACTATAACCAACACTTAATGTTGTGTGAAAAGCTGGAGTATTAACACCACCACCAGCAGCAGCAAAAGTACCATCACCTCTTAAAAAGGTAGTTGCGTCTTTTGTACCTGTAGCGGCTAAGTCAGCAATTTGTACTGTACCATCTTCAATGTCTGCACCTGTTAAAGGTACTGCTGTTGGTGTAGAACCAATATAAGCCATTCTTACTCCTTACGATACGTCAGTTAATAATTGCAAGTGAACATCACAATTACCTGATGCGTCATCTGTTTGTGCTTGTATTTTATCAGATGTTTGTAAAACGATTTTAGGTAACTCTAATGATGAACCAGTTGGTAAAGGAACATTCTCAAATATAAATTTACCAGCCGCCGCAGAATTATCATATTTCTTAATACTTACATTCATTGATGTTGTAGTCGTATTTGCGATTGTTCCAGCAATTACTAAAGATTTGTTAGTTGCTGTAAATACATCAGTTAAAGTTGCATCAGTTAGACTTGTTTGTGCATCTGAAAAGTTATTAGCCATTTTTACTCCTTATCCTAAAGCTACTGCAAATGGAATAGAATTAGGATCAGCTTCCGTTATTCCTACACCACTTGGTAAAGTTATTGCGTTTGTTGATGTGTTAATACTAAATAATTCTAAATCGTCAGTACCATCAAACAATTTAATGCTTATAGTTGGCGAAGAACTATTGTCAATCCATATCGTGCCATTCGCAGCACTTGCTGGTCTTGATGCACCAATATGATTAGTATTAACTGCGTCTAAAATATTATTTAATTCCGATCTAAATGTACCAAATGCTTGGTTAGCTAGATTTACGTCTGAAACTTGTGCCATAATTCCTAATACTCCATTTTAATTAGGTTTGCAATCCATAACCATTTGCAACATAGTCAAATTGCTTATTAATAATAGTATCACTACTGTTTTTGAAAACAATGTCAAATCCTGTTTTGCTCTTGTTTGTAATCACCCAATAATCCCCAGAAGCTAAATCTTGTCCTGTTACTGTGATATTAGGTGTAGCATAGAAATTATTAGTAAATGTAATTGATTTAGTAGATGTACCTGAAGCCACATCATCACCACGTTCTGCTCGTTTTTCTAATACAAGTCTTACCTGTAATCCTGTAATTAAAGGTTTGGCTTGGTTGTTAGCTGATTTAAGGTTTGCTCTAAATTTAAAATATCTTCCTCTAAATGTTCCTTGTTGAGATATGGTATTGAAACTAGATATATCACCAAGACTTGTTGTACTCGCACCTACAGATATTTCAGAAGTACAGTTACTAGGTGCTGTTCCATCAAAGGGTGCCTTAGCGTCATCAAACAGTGTTGCACCACGTCCTAAATCAAATAGATCATAAGGATCATCTGATTGCATAGTAATTTGTACTTGGAATGTAGCATCATAAATAGCATCTAAACTAAACGTATTATCAAAGACGTAATTACCTGATGATTGTATATTGTTAGCTACTCCACCTGTATCAAAGAAATAACCTAATGCATCAGGATCTTCAAAGTTACCAGCCGTACTGTCAAATAAACTTATGGTATCTAAAGTAACTGCTGGATTACTATTTGCATCTGCACCTAAGAATGTATTTGTATATGTTCCAGCAAAAGTAGGTTCTTCATTAACTGTTCCTACAGATTCAAAGTTTTCTAATCTTGATACATTAGAACTAATAATAGCGGGTTCTGCACTTTCATTGCCTAATTTATCAACGGCTTTAATATACAGATGATAAGGTGGTTCTATTGCGTTAATTGTTACACTGTTTGATTTACGTCTAGGAACTTGAACTAAGTTTGTTGTATTAAACCAATCTGTTGGACTTACACCTGTTGAGTATCTAATCTCATAAAATTCTATATCTAAATCAGCTACAGGCGACCATGATAATTGCATTTGTGAACTACCTACCATAGAGATATTAAAATCATCTACATTAGCTGGAATAGCAGTTGATCCAATAATCGTTCTTGTTGCAGTTACATAAGTAGATTTAACACCTAAACTATTTACTGCTCTTGCTCTTACTTCATAAGTTCCACCATCAATCACGTTTAATAATTGATAATCTAAAGCAACACCTTGTCCGATTAATCTAAAGTCATCTGATACTGCGTTACCATCTCTATCTAATGTTTGTTTAGCTTCTACTTGGTATTGTTCTACAAAGGCATCAGGTGATGCACCAATTAACGCTGTAAGACGAGTAATAACTGTTCCGTCATTATATTCTACAAGTTCATCACCTAAAGTTAAACTTGCTGGTGCTTGAACTGTATTTGGATTAGGTAAAGTAGTATCTGCAATCGTTGGTGCTTCTGCTTTTTCTGTCCATTGATAAAAGTTATCTTGATGTTCAAAAAGTTGTAGATCAACAGTTAAGTCCTCATTGATTGTCATTCCAAGAACTCTAAATGGTTTATTATTAAACCCACCTGTTGGATAATAGATTTGTACGATATCTCCTACTGCTACATCTAAAAATTCTGAAGTAACTCTAACTTGTACTTGTAATTGGTTTCTTGATCTTCTTAAAATAACTTCTGCCAAACCTTGTGCTTGATAAACTGATGTAACATTAGGAAAAGAATAATTACCTTCTAATAAAACTCCATCATCAGCTAACATAGTTGCGTGTTGATCTGCACTAGGTAAACCTGAATCATCATTAGGTGGATATGAAATAGTATCTTCTTGATAGTTTTTATCTGGGTTTACAAATGTGGCAATAATACGATTATATTTATTATTCTTTCTTTCACCTAATAATTTAGCACCACCTACAACATTATCTGCACTAATGGTTTTAACTGCTGTGCCTGTTCCTTCAATAGTAAGTTTGTAAACTCCTTCAGTATAAGTGAAGAAAGCCCTCATAGGGTTTAAAAGTTTTTTAACATTCTCTATGACTTTTTGTGATGTATCTATAACTCCATTGGTTTCAAATAAGTTAATATCTGATCCACCAGAATATGGTGTTACTTGTGTTTCACATTCATCAGCCGCATCTTGAAATGATTGAAAGTTTGTTTCAAAAGCATCATCAGGTAGACCTTTTCCGTATCTACTATTTCTTAAATAGTCTAATAAACATAATGCAGAGTTATTTGAATAAGCTGTTGTAGTTGTTCTTGGATCATAAACTTTTTTACCTTTAATAACTGCTTTAACATTAGGTATTGCACCAAAGATGTCTTGATTCCATTTAAACCTAAAGGCAAGATAAGCTACACCTCTAAGTCTATGGTTTGTTCCCCAGTTAGTTTGTGATGTTAAAATAGATGATGCAACTTGATCGTCTTTACCTAAAAATGCTTGAACTTGTATATGTGATGTGCCGTCTTTATAGTAAACACTGTCTGAACTATCTACTTCTCTAACTGTTCCATGAGTTAATGCACCATCAAAAGTAACCTCTCTGTCATCAATAAAAATAGATTCTACTGCTTCAATTTCTCCTTCACATAAACTTGCAGCAACATATAAATACTGATTATCACTACCTGATGTTTCTACATAAACTCTAGTAACTCCTAATTTTCTTTGACCATAAACTACGGGGATTTGTGCATTGTTAGATTCTTTATTAACTAAAACACCTTGTGCATTTTCTGAATCTGGTGTGTCAAATTCAGGTACTTCAGGAACAGGTACTAACCAGCTAATAAAGCTACTAACTATACTGACTACTGCATCAACTATACCACCCATTAGCTATGAAACTCCCTTTTATGTTTTTGACCAAACCTTTTAACTGTACCATCTACTCTTAACCACTTAACACTATCTCCAACTCTAGTTCTTTCTTTAAAATAATTATAAAGTTTTTGTGTTAGTTCTCTTGTATTCTTAATAGATACGACATTAATTAACCAAGCATTTCTACCAGACTTCCATTCTGTTTGTTTGATCTTGCCAGAATCTTTAAATCTTTTCTCTACTAAATCATGTAAGTATGCCCAGTTAGCGAACCCAACAATTTTATCATTATCATAAACATACATACATTGTTTGAGTTTCATTGATGGCATTAAATATAAACGTAAATCGTTATCGTCCATACAATCGTATCGCTTAAAGTTTCTAAATAATTCTACAACGTCTTGTATCACGATCTACCCCATCTAAGTTCTGCAATAGCTTGTGATGCGTAATCAAATCCTACATCACCCGCAAAATGTATTTGTTGTGAGTTTGTGTTTGTTTTACGACCTTGTACTCTTTCAAAGTCTGACCAATGAGAAGTTGCTGTGATCGTTACTGTTGAATTTGTTATTTCTTCATCAACACTAAAAGATTCAATCTTACCTTTGAATAAAGTAAATGGATCGCCAATTAATATCTGACTATCATTTAAGAAACCTTTATAAACTTCTACATCTTTGTTCATGTAATTATTGTTTAAAAATAAAGATATGATTGTTTGGTCTGCACCAGAAAATCTTAATTGTATATTCGTGATCTCTACTTCTGAACTTTCTGATACTGCTGATGCGTTTAAAAATAATGATGAAGCTGTGTAAGTATTAGCATCATAAGTAACATCTTTGTAATGATCTGTATATCTTGATCCAGTAGATACACCTAAGTAAAGCAATGTAACAGGATTTAAGCTATCTGTAGCTAGTTCATTATTAACTGCTGTGGTTAATCCTCTAGCCATTATAAACTCTCTAGTACATCTAACTCGTATTGAAATAGATTTGTTGTGCCGATACTAAACTCTTGAACATCATTCGTTTGTCTTACAGTAAAGGGTACATTGTCATAAATAATATCTGTACTTGATACTGCTGATCTTAAAGGTGGTTCAATCGTAAGTGTTCCAGTAGATATATCTGATTGATCTTCTACGACCATGTAAACTTTATCATGGTTATTAAATTTAATATAATCTCCAGCTTTTAAAGTTCCTGTACCTGATCCACCTAAAGTAATTGAAGTATCTCCAGCACTAGCTGTTCCAGTAGGTGTTCCACCAGCAGTTCCAAGTGCATTAGAAATAGTAGGTGGTATTACAGTAAATGTATTTAATCTTGATCTTTGTTTCATCAGAAATGCTTTGATAGGTGCAAACTCTGCTCTTGTCATTGGTGGATAGGTAAGAGTCATTCTAAATTTTTGTCCGTCAATTTGTCTTGCTTGAACTCTGCCAGATGTTGTTACAGAAACTATTGTATTTTGTTCTGATGCTACATTAGCTGATCTTGCAACTGGTGATGTAGGTAATTGTCCACTCATGTTATACTAATGCCGCTTTTCCTTTTTGGTTTAATGCACCATTGATGATATTTACAATGGTTGCTCTGTTGTCAATTAATAATTCTTTTACGCCTTTAACATCTGTTGCGTTAATTGTGAAATTAATAGATGCACCACCTAATGTTCCCATATTCTCATTAGAGATAATTTGTCCATCTGAATCAGGTACAAATAATTCTCTACCACGTTCTCCAACAATAGCTGGTTGTCCAGCCTTAATATTTCCACCTTCTGCAAAGAATGGTAATGAGAAACCACCCCCACCGCCACCACCACCAAATGCAGCTATTGCTGCTCTTAGTGCTAATTCAACTTTTAACTGTGAATTTAATCTTTGTTGGTTTGCAACTTTTTCCTTATCTTTCTTTAATATTGTTTCATCAAGAGTTTTAATTATTAATTTTAAAGCATAGTATTCTATTGTTTTAGCAATTAATTGAATAATAATTTGTTGTGCTAATTTTCTAAATACATCAGATAATTTTTCACCCAAAACAATAGATCTAGCTATACCTTGTGAAACTGATCTAACACCACCAACGATACCTTTAGCTATAATTTCATTAATATTTGTAATTTGAGTTTGTAATATTTCAAAAGCTGAATTAACTTCTGATCTTGTTGCTTCAGCTAATTCTTTTATTCTTTCAAATAATGATTTTGTTTTAGTTTCTGCTTCTTCAATAGGTTGTTTATCTATTTTAATTACTGGAGTAACTGCTATTCCTAAAGATCTTTTTAAATCATTGTAAGCATTTCTAATAAAATCAATAGCATCACCTATATTATCTAATGCCTTGTTAACCTGTTCGGTAATTACATTTTTTAATTTTTGTAATGTTTCTCCAATAGATTCAATAATACCTTCAAATGGTTTTAATGCTATTTTTATTAATGCCAAAACAATAGCAGATAATTCATTTATAACAGAACCAAAGAATTTAAAACTCGTAACTAATGCATCTACAGCAAATGATAATGATTTGGCTATAACACCACCTAAAAAACCTAATCCTCTACCTAATGGCTCTATAACTACTAATAATTCTGATAGTGAATTAAATAAATTAGATATAGCTTTACCAAAAGATCCGCCACCAATAACATCTTGAAAATTTCTAAAAGCGATTCCAAGATTTGATTGTGCAGTTGATAAATTATCTAATTTTTGTTCTGTTGCACCAGTAAATGTTTTTCCTAATGATTTTTCTAAAGCATCAAGAATCTTTTTAGCACCATCAGTAGTTTGACCAAACTTAGATATTTCTAATCTTGATAAACCAATTTCTTCTTCTAATAATCTAAAAATAGGAACACCTCTATCTGCAATTTGGTTTAATTCTTCTAAACCTAAACCACCTTGAACACCTCTTGAAAATACTCTTGTTAATGCTTCTAATGTTCCTAATTGATCTGTAGTAACTGCCGCAGTATCAGTAAAAACTCTTAAAAGTTTTTCAGTGGGTTGAATACCAGATGCTTTTAATGTGATAAAAGAAGTTGTTAAATCTTCAACACTAAATTGAGATCTTAAAGCAAAGTCTTGAATAAAATTAAATGCTTCTGCACCTGATTTTGCTGATCCTGTAACAGATGCTAATGAATCTCTTAAATCTTCAAAATTAGAAGTAACATTAACAATAGATCTCAACGCAACACCAGCACCGATTGTTGCTAAAACTCCTCTTAAACTAAATAATGCCTTTTTTAATCTTGATGTACTTGATTCAGCAGATTTAAAAGCACGTTTAGTATTATCTATTGCGTCTAAGCGTATTTTTAGGTTGGGTGTTGCCACTTCTTATTTTCTCCTTATCTGCCTTCACCTGATAATATGCCAACCAATGTTTATACTCATCTTCTGTCATTGACAGAATTTCTCCCATACTTTTGTGTAACTTTTCACCTAGAAAAAGTATAGAGTAAAGTTCTAGGTCGTATCTTACTTTTTTACAACATCTTCAAAAGATTCACCAGATAACATTTCAGTAGATACTCTTGCAATGATTTCTGGGTCTGCTGACATTAACAAAGTTTTTTTATCCTCTAATTTGAAGATTTTATTACCATCAGCATCTAGTGCTTTTAAATGAAGCACATCTACTAAAACTCCTAAATCGTCATTTTTAGCACCTTTAAAAAGATTCCTTTTTTCTGCCATAGTGAATGGCTTACAATATATTATCAAGGGTTTACCTTCCTCGCCCCACTCAGCGACTTCAATTTTCTTGATCCCCTGATTTTCAAAATGATCTTTTACTCTATCTATTACACTCATGCGTTAGCCTTCCTTATACAGTTGTTTCTGTTAACGATCCGTTTCCTTGAAACGATATTTCCATTTCTACCATTCCATCAAATGATGAGTTGATAGTTCTACCAGTAACGATAGCTGAACCTGTGTAGTAAGTGTCGCCACTTGCTGCACCTTCAGGATATACGTTAAGAGTAATTTCTGCACCAGCATCTACGTTTCCTTGTGCTGTGTCAGTTTCGTCAAAAAACAATGAAGCCGTACCAGTGAAAGCCTTTAGACCTACTTTGTATGATCTATCAGTATCACCCATAGCTGTATCTTCTATTGTTTCAGCAGTAGATTCAAGAGAGAATGATCTTAGTTCTCCAAGAACATCTGATCCAATCTTGATCGTACCTTCTGATCCAGTATGTGTTGCCATATTGGTTCTCCTTTAGTTAGTGTTTATGGTGTACCAGCAG